GGCAACGTAGGGATTGGTACAGCTAGTCCTAGTTTTAACTTACAAGTAGCCGATGCTACAGAGTCTACATTCAGAGTTAACCAAGACGGTACAGGCGCATCCGCCTTGCAAATCACAGCAGGTAATGGGTTTACTTCTATTAATAGCACTAAAGGCGGACAGGCTTTAACTTTTGGCACGTCTAACACAGAACGAGCACGTATAGACAGCTCGGGTAATCTGTTGGTTGGTACTACAAGTACAGACTTGCATACATCAGCAACAGAGCAAGGAGCAAGATTGTATGATGGTGGAATCATTACATCAGGCCCAGGTACTTGTGCATATTTTAACAGGAATGGCGCAGGTGGTGACGGTACTATTATTGATATCCGCAAAGACGGCGCAACAGTTGGTAGTATTGGTGTTGCTTCAAGTCGCCTGTATATAGGCAGTGATGATACTGGGTTGTTTACTAATTCAAATTCCGATGCAATACAGCCATTCAACACTACGACTGGAACAGTACGTGATGGCTTAATAGGTCTCGGTACAAGTGGCGCACGCTTCAAAGACCTATACCTATCTGGCGGTGTGTATCTTGGCGGAACTGGTGCGGCTAATAAGCTAGATGATTATGAGGAGGGTGCGTTTACGCCTGTCATTACAGCAGTCAGTGGCGGTTCAATGACTTACACTACACAGAGCGGTAGGTATACTCTGGTTGGTAATAAAGTTACGGTTTGGTTCACTATTCAGTTAAACACTTATAGTCATACAACTGGGAATGTCGCTATAACAATGCCTTTTACAAACACTATGACAGGAAGTAATAAGTCTGTAGGTTCTGTGGATAGAAATAACTCATCAAATTCTAGCGTAAGTTGTTTAACATTTTATTCAACAAACGCTTTGGCGCAATTTACAACAACTACAGGTTCATATTTACAGGCTAGTCAACTTAGTGCAGGAACGCTTTTATCAGGTGTCGCAACTTACGAAATAGCATAACTCATACGCCTAGTGGATGCTAGGCACAGACAAAACGAGAGGAAACACAAATGACATTAGAAAAGAAAGTAACACAAGATAAGATTGAAGTAGTCTCAACAGGCGACTACAAAGTCTTACAAGTACGCACAAAGACAGCAATCGTTGAAGACGGAGCAGAACTATCTAGCTCGTATCATCGACATGTTGTTATGCCTACAGACGACTTAACAGCCGAATCAGACGAAGTTACAGCAGTAGCTAACGCAGTATTCACACAAGAGATTAAAGACGCTTACACAGCTTCACAAGCGGAGACAGTAGAATGATTAACATTGTAAACTTAGAACGTACACAAGACGGTGGTGTTGTAGTGGCACACTGGACAGCTACAAAAACAGACGGCGACTTAACAGCTAACACATACGGCACGAAATCTTTCACGCCTGACCCTGAGTCTGATGGCTTCACAGCCTTTGAAGATTTAACAGAAGATGCGATTGTGGGTTGGTTCACGGAAGAAGAGACTACTCAGATTGAATCAGTTCTAGACGCAGACTTAGAAGCACAAGCACAGCCACAGGTAATCAGTGGCACACCTTGGTAAGGAGATAACATGAGTGAAGATAGACTCAACAGGATTGAACAGAAGTTAGACCGCCTCGTAGACGTTGTTGAGTCTATTGCTCGTGTAGAGGAAAAGATGGCAGCTAATGATTCTAAGCTGAACAGGCTAGAGTTCCGTATGGACGGCTTAGAAGGTGAGTTGGATGAGGTTAACAGAATTGCTAGGGATAACTCAGGAGTGGCTAAGTTTGCCGATAAAATCTTCTGGTTATTTGTTGGTGGTTTAGTTAGCTTTGTAGTCTGGATGATGAAAGCCGGGATAAGCGGTTAAGCGCAGATAAAGGACACAGTGGTATGATACAGCTAATCACAGCAATAGGCTCTATAGCCTCTCAATGGCTCTCTAACAAGGCTGAGAAGTCTAAGGCTATACAGACTAAGGAATTAGAGCTGATACAGCAGGGAGGCGACTGGGAAGCTCTACACGCCCAAGGTAGTCAAAGCTCATGGAAAGACGAGTGGTTTACTGTGTTGTTCAGTATACCGCTTATCATGTGCTTCATACCACCATTAGTGCCATACGTTGAACAGGGCTTTGCAGTTCTAGAGACTATGCCTGATTGGTACAAAGGCTTTTTAGGCGCTGCTGTGGCTGCTTCATTTGGTATTCGTTCGTTAACAAACTTTAAAGGTAAATAACATGTCAAAAATTACAGTATTATACGCACCAAAACTTGGTTCTACTCCCACTAAACCTAAGACGGCTAAACGTAGGCTTGCAGAAAACCCTAATGAGGTAAGCTCTGTTGCTCAGCAGGTACGTACTAAACCTAAACGTGGACAGCGTACAGCTAAGAATAAAGCTAATAAGGCAAAGTAAATGATTAAAAAATCCAGAGCATTAACCACAACGACTAGCCTACAGACTATCTATACAGTGCCTAACGGTAAACAAGCCGAGTGGAAGATGCTTTGGGTTAGTAACGTAAGTAGCAGTAATGGTACATTTGACGTAACGTATTACAATGCAGAAAGTGCAACTACGTTTACATTCTTTGATGACCATGTGTTATCGTCTAAAGACTTCTTTCAGATAGGTGGTGAATACTACGAGTTTGTCATAATGTCTGAAGGTGACTATATACAAGTTAGTGCTAGTCAGCCTATGACAGCTGTTGTGAGTGTGATAGAGCATAACGATATTATCAAAGGAGGCTAATGTGCATTGTGATTACAAAGTGTATGTCCATCAAAAAGAATCAGATGGTAGTATATTTTATGTAGGCAAAGGACGTAGATGGCGTGAGAACCAAAAACACAATAGAAATAAACATTGGAATAACGTTGTTAATAAACACGGTTTTACTGTCTGTGTAGTAGCTAGTCATCTTACTAACGAAGAAGCTTGTAACTTTGAGCGTGTTCTTATAAAGAAATTAAAAGAAACAGATAACCTAGTAAACTATACAAAAGGCGGAGAAGGTTCTGAAGGATATAAACATACAGAAGAATCAAAAGCTAAAATGAGGGGTCGTAAGTTTTCTGAGGAGCATAAGAAAAAACTATCTGATGCAAAGAAGAAAAACCCGACTAACTACTGGTTAGGTAAAAAAAGAGATTTAGAGACTAATCTTAAAATATCTAATACTTTAAAAGGTAAATCTAATGAGTGTTAAAGATAAAGCCAAAAGAGCTGTAGAAAGGGCAGGTGTTTCTGGCGTTAATAAACCCAAGAGAACACCTAATCACCCAACTAAATCACACGTTGTAGTGGCTAAAGAGGGCGATAAAGTTAAGACGATTCGCTACGGTCAACAAGGTGTTAAAAAGAATCAAGCAAGTAAAAAGAAATCTTTTAATGCTAGACATAAATGTGATGAAAAGAAATCTAAACTATCGGCAGGTTATTGGTCATGCAAGAATTGGTAACTAAAGCCACAGGTGCTAACAAGGATAAATGGTGAATTAAATGAATTTTAACTTTTCGGGTATGTTTGGCGGTGGTTTCACTAATAACTTAAATAAGAATAACTTTGACTTTAGCGCCTTTGCGCCTAAACAAGAAGAAAAAGTAACAGACCCTATTGATATTGTCAGTAATAATACACCGGAAGCTAAAGTAGAAGTCTTAGAAGGCGCAGCAGACGTAGTAGTAACAAAGCAGCCAGAAGTGAAGTATTCTCCTGCTGTTACTAATGCTATTGTCCCTACTACACCAGACCTCACGGCAGCCCCTGCTGACCCTATAACAGATGCTATACAGTCTGTTCAGCCTAAGCCTATTGACTTAGGGATGGACTTTGGTGTTAAGTTAGCCCCTGAACAACAACAGGAATTTACGTCTAACTTAGACACCTTAAGCAATGTACAAGGCTCTCAAGGTTTTGGCTCTGGTGCAGGATTTATGGACGTTGTGAAATACGGTGATGCTGCCGATATTTATAAGATGTCAACTTTAGAAGCGCCTAACGTAACAGCATATAACAATATGGTGTCTTCCGCTATCAATGACAATATTCTTTATGATAAAGAGGAAGTCAACAGCAAACTAGAGGAAATAGATTCTGCCGGTGGTAAGTTAGCTTATTTGAACTCTTTGATTAGCACAGATACTTATAAGAATTGGAAAGACACACAGACTAAAGAATTCTGGGAAACTAATAGTATAACTGAAGTTCCTGACATTGGTTTTGGCGTCTTATCTACGGGCTCTGCTAGGGGAGTTCCTACAGAGGTTGGTGGTGATTTAGGAATATTAACAGGGCTTGAGGAGCTACAGGGCGGAGCTATTCGTGTTGGTGACGGTCTGTTTATTAAGTTTAATAGGACGGACAATAAGTTTGAACTTGTAAATGAGGTGTCTGACCTTGAAGTGACAGGTAAAATAGCGGCTTCTATTGCGCTCAGTATGGCAACTGCCGGTGCAGGTAGTGCTCTTAGTGCAGGTTTAGGTATCAGTAGCACAGCAGGAGCGGCGCTTGCTTCAGGTGCTGTTGCGGCGGCTCAAGGCGGTAATCTAGAAGAAATAGCTACGTCAGCCTTAACGGCAGGTTTTGCGGAACATGTGGAGACTCTACAGGTAGCGGCAGAAGCGGTAGACGCCACACAGGAAGCTATAGCTATTGCGGACACTATGCAGTCTATCAAGACCGGTGTTGACATTATTAAAGCCGTAGACAGCGGTGATGTCCTAGGAGCTATCTCAAGCACGTTGGATTTAACAGGTAATGGTTCACCTGCAAGTTACATTAAAGAGGCTCTAGGTACTTCTGACGCACAAACAGCAGGTATTCTTAAGGTTATTGATAAGCAGTTACAAGGTGAAAGCTTAGAGGATAGTGTTAAGTCAGGCGCAGCTACTTGGGTTAAAGAAGGTGGTATTAAGGAAATAGACCTTGACATTGACTTTGGAAATGGAGACTGGGAAACACCGGAAGCTATAAAGGCTATTGGTGATAAGTTAGTTGAAGGAGCTTCATGGGCTAATGAGAACTTTATCAAGCCTGTTGTTGAGACCGTTGAAACTCTTGGTCAAGGAGCTATAGAAGCAGCTTCACAGGCTAATCAGTTTGTTCAGCGTGAGATAATTGACGAAGTTCAAGAGTATATGTCTGAACAGAACGAGACATTCCAAGCAGCTATAGAGCCTATAAAAGAAGATTTCTCTAAGCTAAATCAAAGTGTACGTACAGATTTAGCTAACTTTGACAAAGAGTATTTACAGCCTGTTAAAGAAGAGATTTCAACAATAAATGAGAATGTTAGAACACAACTAGCATTGTTTGATGATGAAAATCTACAGCCTATAAAGAAAGATATAGAAGATGTAATTACAAAGGTAGACACAACGTTAAGTGCGTTTAACCAAGATTACATTAAACCTATTGACGAGAAGCTGTCACAAACAAATAAAGATGTACGTGACCAGTTAGCTAACTTTGACAAAGACTATCTACAGCCAATTAAACAGGACTTGTCAGACACTAACAAGGCTTTTCAGCAAGATATAGATAACATACAACAAGCATTGTCGGAAACTAATCAGGACTTTAGAGAGGGGTTGTCAGGCTTTGAAGATGATTATTTAAACCCTATAAAAGACGACATTGAGACAATGGCAGGCAACTTAAAAGACGGTTTATCTGATACAAACAAATATGTTCGTGAGCAATTAGCAGGGTTTGATGATAATGTTTTACAGCCTATCAAGGAAGAAATAGAAGGTGTTTTAGATAGTATAGATGGTCTTGATGTTGACATGAGTGGTGTTCAAGATATGTTAAGTGGTTTGTGGGATGCTGTGACTGGTTTAAATACAGGTCTTGCTGCTACACAAGAAAAGTTTGGTCAGCCAAGTGCTGATAAAAGCGCACTAGTTAAGATGCGTACACAGTATGGTGAACAATATCAATTTGAAGACTTACGAAACAATCCTTTGTTAAATAATGAACTTTTCTCTTGACATTTAAACAAAAACATGCTATAATATTACTATATAGTAAGGAATAAACAGATGACCTATTTACAACTAGTTAACGCAGTGCTTCGTAAGTTAAGAGAAGATGAAGTAACAACCGTTAACGAAAACGATTACAGTAAACTTGTTGGTGATTTTGTTAATGATGCTGTAAAGTCCGTTGAAGCCGCTTGGGATTGGTCTTCATTACGAACAGACATTGACATATCAACTGTTAACAACACTAAGACATATTCGTTAACTGACTTCGGTATTCGAGGTGAATTGATGTCTTTATATAACGTATCAGAGAAATACGAAATAAGACAACGAACAAAAGCTTATATTAAAGATAAGCATTACAAAGACCCTGATAACTCCACTGGTAAACCACGTTACTTTGCATTCGATGGAACAGACGTTAACAACGATACACAAGTTACATTCTACCCTACACCCGATGCTGTGTATCAAGTAGAAGCTAATGTTGTGTTACGAGATACAGACTTAGCAGCCGATGCAACAACTACAAAGTTACCAACACAGCCTATTGTTCAACTAGCGTTTTCATATGCTTTACGTGAACGAGGCGAAACAGGTGGACAGAATGCTATGGAACAGTCAATAATAGCGAGTCAGGACTTAGCAAACGCCATTGCCTTAGATGCAGGCAATAACGGTGGTGAGCTTATCTTTGATGTGCTTTAGGAGAAATAAATGGCAAAGCCACTACAGAGTATAGTTATACAAGCACCGGGTTTTTACGGCTTAAATACACAGGACAGTCCAACAGGTCTTACTGAACAGTTTGCCTTGACAGCTGAGAACTGTGTTATTGATAGATTTGGTCGAATAGGTGCTAGGAAGGGCTATCAATTCCTAAACACAACAAGTGATGCTGTTGTTAGCATGCACGAGCATATTAATGCTGACGGCTCTTCAGAGCTAATTAGCGCAACAGCCTCTACCATCTACAAGGGTGAAGAGACACTCACAGATATAACGCCTACGGGCTATACAGTTAGTGATGGACAGTACAACTACGCTACATTAAATAACATTACATACATCTTCCGTCAAGGTACAGACCCTTTGTATTATGACGGTACAACATGTGATTTAGTTAGCAACCACCCTAACTATGCAGGCACTGTACCACAAGGTAATATACCACTGTCTGCTTTTGGTAGGCTATGGGTAGCAGACGGTACAGTTGTTTACTTCTCAGACTTGTTAATCGGTGCAGCTTGGAATACAGGCTCATCAGGCAGCATAGACGTTAGTAAAGTGTGGTCAGGCGGTAGTGACGTTATCACCGGTTTAGCTACACATAACAACTTCTTGTTCATCTTTGGTAAGCGTCAGATAATTGTTTACAGCGGTGCATCAGACCCTGCAACAATGGCTTTAGCTGACACAATAGTTGGCATAGGCTGTTTAGAACACAGAACGATACAGAACACAGGTAATGATTTAATCTTCTTATCTGAGACAGGTGTTCGTTCCATTAACCGTACAATACAAGAGAAGTCAGCACCTATTGGTGATATGTCTAAAAACGTACGTAACGAGCTAGGCAGTTATTTGACAGCCGGTTACAGCTACGGTTCAGTCTATTCACCCGATGAAGCCTTCTACTTGCTAAACATTCGTGGTGCAGGTGTTGTGTATGTATTCGACATGCGTGGCAACTTAGAAGATGGTTCAAGTCGTGTTACACGTTGGAATGCTATTAATCCTTTATGTTTACTGTATAGGACTGTTGAGAATGATGTACTGCTTGGTAAAGAAACAGGCGTTACAAAATACACAGGGCATTTAGATGGAGTAACAACAGATGGCTCTGGTGGTGGTAGTTATCAGATGTCCTACTTCACAAACTATTTAGACTTTGGAGCACCTTCTAACTTGAAGATGCTTAAGAATTTAAAGATAACATTTATTGGCGGTAGTGACACAAGTGTTACATTAAACTACGGCTACGATTATGACTTCGCTTACAAGAAACGAGCGTTTGTATTACCAGAGCAGAATATAGCTGAGTTTGGGATTGCAGAGTTTGGAGTGGGTGAATACAATCAAGGGATACTGGTTAATAGACCAAGTGTTAACGCCTCTTCAGCCGGTTCAGTTGTACAGCTAGGTGTGGAAGTTAACATTGATGGTAGTCCAATTTCAGTTCAAAGAATAACAGCGCAATCCGTATTAGGAAGGGTAGTATAATGGCTAATTACACTAAAACAACAAACTTCACAGCAAAAGATGCTTTAACATCAGGCGACCCTGCAAAGGTTATTAAGGGTGCTGAGTTTGATGTAGAGTTTAACAACTTATCAACAGCAGTTAACAGCAAGGCGAATACAAACAACGCTATATTAACAGGTACAACGACAGCCGTTACGGTAACTGTCTCTGGTACATTGGAAGCGGGTACTATTGACGGAGGTTCATACTAATGAGTTTATTAGGTGATTTATGGGATAATATTACAGGTAACGTAGGTAACATCGCAGCAGGCGCAACAGGCTTAGCAGCTACGAATGCCGCTATTAACCAAGGTAAGGGTGATTTAACAGCTATACAGAACGATTTAATGTCACGTTCAGGTGTTACAGCCGGTGGTCAATCATTAGCTGAACAGATTGCAGGTGGTACAACATTTAAACCATTCACTGTTACTTCTGGTGCAGGTACTGGTACATTCGACAACCAAGGTTTGACGTTATCACAAGACCCTAACCAACAGGCTCTACAGCAACAAGCTATGGGTATGATGGGTGGTTTAGGTCAGGGTGTAGCCGGATTAGGCTCAACAGGCGCTCAAGCGTTTGGACAAGCTCAACAAGCTATGGGTGCTAATAGTGGATTTGGAGCAAACCAGTTAGGTAGTATGTATGCTAATATGGGCAATCAGCAGATAGCTAACGCTCAATCACCTGCTGAGTTACAGCGTCTACAGACTGCAATGACTACACAGGGCTTAACAGCTTCTGGACAGCCTTCTCAGGGCTTATTAGGCTTGCAAGGTCTGTCAGGTCAGGCTAACTTCGCAGGCAGCGGAGCAGACGTTACAGGAGCATTTAGCGGTATACAAGCACCTAACGTATCAGGTACAGCCGGCAACATCGGACAAGCAGCTACACAAGGTATGGACTTTGGCGCACAAGCTCCAGATGTATCAGGTATGTTTGGTGGTATTAGTGGTAGTCCTTTCCAGACAGGTACTGCACAGGCTGTACAGAATCAAGCAATGGGCGGTGTTGACGCAGCAGGTCAATATGCTGATGTTAGTGGTGCGTTTGGCGGAGTAGCTCCATCACAGTTTAGTGGTAATGCAGGACAACTAGCTAGTCAGGCACTTGGTCAAGCTGATTTAGGTGCACAGGCTCAGAACGTACAAGGTGCATTTGCAGGTATTGAAGCACCTACAGCACGTACAGGCGCAGGTGAATTTAGTCAAGGGTTATTATCACAGGCTCAACAGGCTATGTCAGGCGAGACACCAACAGCTTCTTCTATTTACGACCAGATTCGAGCTACACAGACACCAGAAGAAGAACGTCAACGTATTGCATTAGAGAATCGTTTAGCTGCCCAAGGTAGACTTGGCGTTAACACAGCAGCTTATGGTGGTACACCTGAACAGTTAGCTATGGAGAAGGCACAAGCAGAAGCTCGTAACACTGCTTCATTACAGTCTATGAGTATGGCTGACCAGTTAGCTACATCACAACAAGCAAGGGCTTCACAGCTTGGTCAGATGGGCTTATCAGGTGAACAGATTCAAGCACAACTTGACAGTGAAGGGTTTGGACAACAGATGCAACTTGGACAGGCTAAACTGTCTGAAGCAACCACACAAGAAAACTTACAGTCTAGTGTACAACAGCGTCAAGCACAGCTTGCACAGCTTGGACTATCGGCTGACCAGATTCAGAACCAACTGGCTTCAGAGGGTTTCAGTCAAGGTATGCAGCTTGGTCAAGCGGATTTACAGACTGCACAGACTCAATCAGCGTTACAGTCTGAAGCTCAAAGCAGAGCTAATCAGATGCGTCAGATGGGGATGTCAGCTGAACAGGTTCAGAATGCGTTGTTGTCTGAAGGCTTTAGTCAAGATATGGCTATTGCAGGTGCTAACTTACAAGCTACACAAACTCAATCAGCTCTACAGTCTGAGATGCAAAACAGACAAGCTCAGTTGGCTCAATTAGGTTTGAGTGCTGAACAGATTCAAGCGCAGTTAGCGTCTGAAGGATTTAGTCAGCAAATGCAACTAGGTCAGGCAGGTATTGGTGCTCAACAGGCTCAATCAGCGCTTGATTCGGAGTCACAGGCACGTGCTTCACAGCTTGCACAGCTTGGTATGTCTGCTGAACAGATTGCTTCACAGCTACAGTCTGAAGGTTTGAGTAGACAACAGTCGTCTGCACAGTTGGCTGCACAGATTGCACAGACCGGTGCAGGTATTAGCACACAGCAGCAACAGCTTGGTCAAGGCTTGTTAGGGTTAGGGTTACAGTCGCAAGAGTTAGGTGGACAGTTAGGGATGCAAGACTTAGCACGAGCACAAGGTATGTTCGGTATGGGTCAGCAAGCTTCTATGTTACCTTCTCAGATGGAAGGTCAGCAGTTGGCTAACATTACACAAGCGTTGTCTGCATCGGGTATTCCGTTACAACAGCAGTTGGCTATGTTATCACCTGCACTACAACAAGCACAGTTACAGCAAGCAGGTCAGTTAGCAGGTACAAGTGCATTAGCTCAATTAGGTACTGCCGAATTAGGTATGCTGAAAGAGTTAGGGCTTGGTGGTGCTACATTGGATGCGGAGTTGTTACGTGCTATTAGTAATATATTCGTAGGCGGAGGTTCACAATAATGGACAAGCAAATGCAAGGCTTGTTAGCTCAAGCAAATCCACAACTAGGTAGAATACTTGACCAAGAGGCTCGGCAGAAGGCTCAACAGGCTCGTATGCAAGGTGCTAACTACGGTAATGACGCTATGGGTAGGTTCTTATCAGCCTACTCAGGCGCTGCTCGCTCGGCTACAGAGGGTGGTCGAGAGTTAGGTAATGCTGTGATGGGTAATGTACCTGCTATGGGTAGACGTGAGCAGATGGCTGTTCAGGCTAAAGAGAAAAGAGAAGCTGAATTAGCTAGTCTTCGTGAGCAAGCAACAAATGCCATATATGCAACCCCTGCGTTAAATGAGGAAGCAGCAAGCAACTTGTTAATGGCGATACAGAAAGACCCTACAGGTAAACGAGCAGAGCAAGTTATTAATAAATATGGACTACCTGACGCACCTCAGAATACAGCAGCAGATTTTATAAAGACTGTACAGCTTGGTGTTAATAACGGTAGTATAACTGCTGAGTCCGGTATAGCTGCTATAGAGGCTGAACAGAATCAAAATGGAAGTGGTAGGGACTTACTAAAATACCCCTCAAAAGAGGCTGAAACAGCAGCTGAAAAGGATTTGTCAGCAAAAGATACAGAACGTTACAATAACCTGCTAGATGAAACAGCAACACTAAGACGTAAAAATCTTGAGATAAAGACCATTACGCAGTTATTGGATAGCGTAAAACCTACGGCAGGTGCAGCCGCACAGATAAACGCTATATTTAAGGATGTATTTGGTACGCAGAATACAGAAAGTGTTTTAAAGGCACGTATTGAGACGCTGCGAGTAGCGCAGGCTATTGGTAACTTACCGCCGGGTGTTGCTACTGATAAGGATGTTGAGTTGGTATTAAAAGGTACGCTCCCTAGTACAGCCAACCCGGAAGCATTGAAGGAGTGGTTTGCAGCACTAAACAGGCTAAACAGTGTAGCTATTGAGGAATCAAGTGCACAGTTGGAGTATTATGATAAGAAAGGCAGCTTGAAGGGTTACTTCACAGAGCGTAAAGAGTTTAACCGTAAAAGAGCTGAAAAGCAAGCTAATGAACGTCAGGCAGAGTTAGATACTATTGTGGCGACTCGTGCTGAAAAGATAGCAAAGGCTAAGGCAATGGAACAAGCGGCTAAAGCGAAAGAAAGGCGTGAAGTAAACAGCCTGAGAGAAAGACAAAACATAGAGACTGACTTTTTTGGGAGGTTTTAGATGACTGATTTTGATAGCATGAGTGATGCGGAGTTAGACCAGTATCTACTAAAAAACTCACCAGCCTCTAAACAGTCCTCTGAACTTGACTTTGATAGTATGAGTGATGAGCAGTTGGATAGGTATCTAGCAGGTAAGCCTATAGATGCGCCTGAGCGTAATGAACTTATAGGAATGGGAAGCTCTATAGCTGGTGCTTTAGGAGGTGCTGCCGTAGGTTCTGCCATTCTACCGGGTGTCGGCACAATCGCCGGTGGTATTATCGGAGGCGCTCTTGGCGCTTTCGGTGGTGAGTTGGCTGAAGATGTCATGTCCGAAGAAGAGCTGAACTACGCTAATGCAGCTAAAGAGGCAGCGGTATCTTTAGGAGTTGACTTAGCTACTATGGGTGCGGCAAAGTTTGCGAAGCCTGTTTATTTTGCAGGGAAGAAAGCATTAGGCTTTGCAGGCGAGGAAGTGGGTAAGGATATTGCTGAGAAGGTAGCTACTAAGGCTACACAGAAAGCAGGTACTCCTTTATCTCTAAAATCTACTGCTGAGTTACTAGCGGAGAAAGGAGCTGTACTGACGCCTATTCAGCTTGGTGAGAAAGGTGTGTTAGGGTTCTATGACAACCTAGGTAGGGGTGGTATACTGTCTGGTAAGATGTTTGATGATAACATGGTTAAGGTTAACGAGGCTGTTTCAGGTGCTGTTAATGACTTGGTAGCGAAGAATGACGCCGGTGTTATGATGAAGGGTGAGCTAGGCGCTTCTGTTGATTCTTTGTTCCATGAAGCTAAACAGGGACTTAGCAAGCAATATGAACTTGGTTTGAATGAAGTTCAGCGAATGCTTAAAAATGATAAAGTTAATGTCATACCTATTCATAATGCTATTGATGGTTTTGTTAAGGCTTACTCGCAGAAGATAGGCGGTAGTGCTTTGCAAGATGGTACTCTGTCATTGCTTAAACAAATCAAAGGTGATTTATCGAATGGGTTCAAGGTAGTTGACGTTGTTAAGGAAGTCAGAAAACCCTATACAAATGCTTTCGGACAGACAATGTATAAGACTGTTAAGGAAGTTACAGGAACTAAAAAAGTGCCTGTTGCTATACCTGCTGAAGAGTTGATTGTATGGCAGAAGAAAGTTAATAAGATTATTACAGAGATGGGTAATCCACAGAGTAGTCTGTACAATAGTTCTATAGATGCCGACTTAGCTAAAGTAGCCAACACTCTAGGCAAATCAATTGATAAGTCTATGTTAGGTGTTAACGCTGAGGCTTATGGTAAGTATGTCGGCATGAAGAAGCAGTATAAGAAAGGTATAAAGACTTTACGCCCTGAAAACATCAAATCTATCATAAACTCAGCAGCTAAAGAGGACTATGAAAGATTGGGTAAGGTTTTCGTACAGGAGGGTGTCGTCAACTTAGACCAGTTTAAGAAGACATGGAAAGCCTTGAACTTCTCTGTGAAGACTATGAAGCCTGAAAAGCTTCAGCAGTTAGGCTTTGCCAATAAAGATGAGTTGTTTAAGACTATTAAGTCTACATACATGCAGAACTTACTGCCTGCTGTTAATGACGTTAGCTTTGATATTGGTAAGTATGCGGCTAAGATGTCTAAAATGACCAAGGAAGAATTATCACAAGCTAAAACTGTAATGGGTAAGGATTTTGGGCGCTTTAATCAGATACGTAATGCTATAATTGATGCGTCTGTTAAGCCCGGTAATGATGTTGGTATGTTAGCTTTACGTTCGAAAGAGCTTCAGGCGGGTACAGCACTTGCTGCCGGTTCTTTTGGTGGAGTTGGTGTGGGTTTATTTGCGTTGTTTGCACCTAAACTAATGGCTAAGATAGCTCTAAATCCTAAGACACAAGGTTTATTGCTAAACATCCTAAACAGAAGCAGCAAGACTCCTGAAGGTGTTAAGATAACTGAAAATGCTATGCGTACCTTGTTAGCAGCTGAAGGTGTTGATTTAGCAGCAGAGCCTTTTACTTCGCCTAACTAAACTAAAAAGCCCTACACAGACCTATTAAGTCTATGTAGGGCTTTGTTTTATTCTTGCATGTTAAAGAACTCTTCTTCGTGCATTAAACTACCTAAACAGATTCTAAAACAACCTAATGTAATTGTCACTCCTGTGAACATATAAATAGCGTATAAGTCTTCCTCTCCAGTAGGCATCCATTTTAATGTGTTCTTATTCCTTTCTAGTTGTAAGCCGAAGCCGTTAAAGAGTGTTAAGCCTACATATTCTACCATCCCCAATCTCCTGTTAAGCCGTTAGAATTATACTCCGTAACTGTAGTCTCGAAGAAGTTGTCTTGAGAGGTTAGAGAGATTAGTGGTTCTAACCAAGGAAGAGGATTCTCTTTAACTTTATAGTTCCCTTTCAAGCCTAGTTGTATCAATCGTCTGTCAGCAATGTAACGAATATACTGCTTAACTTCATAGGCTTCCAAGCCTTCTATACCACCCATCTTATAAGCTAAGTCAATCACTTTGTCTTCTAAAGCTACAGCCTCACGTACCATGCCATAGATGTGTTCTTTGAACTCGTTATTAACAATACGTGGATGTTCGTCACAGAAGGCTCTAAACAGCTTTGTCATGCCTTCTGCATGTAACGTCTCATCACGAATAGACCACTGAACAATCTCTCCCATGCCTCGCATCTTGCCGAAGCGTGTGTAGTTGATGAGCATTACAAAGGCTGAGAATAAACTCATGCCTTCATTGATTGCTGAGCGTGCTACAGCCTTTGCAGTCCCTGATAGCGTGTCCATGTTGATGTCCTGCATGAACTCTAGCTTCTCTTTCATCTCTTCTACGTCTGTGAAAGCACTGAACTCTTCTTCTGGTAAGCCTAGCGTGTCGTTTAATAGCGCATAGCTCCTTTGGTGTGTGAACTCTCGGTTAGCGAATGACGTAAGCATCGCTCGTATTTCATTGTTCTTAAACTTAGGTATATAGTGTTGTAAGTAGTTAGTACCTACAGCTACATCAGACTGAGTAAACAAACGTAGTATCTGAGTGATATGATTCTTCTCTTCAATACTTAGCTTGTTCTGCCACTGGCTTACGTCGTCCTGTAGTTTAGCTTCGTGCTCGCCCCAATGCAGTAATTCATGCTCTACGGCATACTGCATAGCCCATGGGTAGGTGAAAGGTTTGTATGCTGTGTTTTCTTTTAAAAGACTCATCGTGTACTCCGTAATTCTGATAGTGTCATATTTTCTTTTAGGTGTTCTCTTTTGTGACAGTTAGGACAAAGCATATCACACTTTTCCACTTCTTCTAATACTTTTTCAAAAGAAGCAGAATTTAACATGCTTCCTACTTCTCTATCTTTCTCTTTAGGGTCTCTGTGGTGAAACTCAAAAAAACCTAAAGTATGTTCGACCAACCCACAGTTATTACATTTATAATCAAACATACTTAACAATGCGTTTTGTTTTGCCTTTCTGCGTCTAAGTCTTCCGTCTCTGTGTCGAGCGTATTCTTCATCATCCATCTCAGATACAGGTTTGGTCATTATTCAATTTCCTTAACAAATATACCATCCATCATCTTACCCTTACGGTCTTTGATGTCGTTGTACGCTACAGTTAAGCAGTCTTTAATACTTAGGTCGTTACGTTCTGCAATGTTAATTAACACTACAATGATGTCGCCTATATCGTCTGCTACGTCACGTCCAGTGATGATAGACTTCTGTAGCTCCATTACTTCTTCTAGGAGTTTAAAGAACTGGTCTTTGTCTGTAGACCCGTCAATAAGGTTACGGTCATAATGCCATTCAATAACATCGTCTACTAATTTGCTTAGTGGTGGTTTAATCATATTCTTTTCCTTTACAATTTTCTCTGTAGTGACTCAGTTAAGCCTTCTTTAGCTAAGTATTCTGTTTGACATACTAAGTTAAAGTCGTACTTAGCGGTGCATATTTTTTCACGCTCTTGTCTTATCTTGTCTGCCTGTAGGTCGTTATCTGCTTCAAAAGTTTCAGAGAATACAACTATAGATTTTCTTGGTGTCCCTACGTGGTAACGCAACGTATAGTTCATTCTTTAATCTCCATAGTCTTTAAAACATCTTCACCTTTGATGGTTAAGAGCGCCATGCCTAACATCCAACGTACAAGGTTCTGAGACTCTAGTTCTAAATACTCTGCGTAATATCGCTTACAGTCTAATTGGTCTCTGGCATTCTGAAGCAAGTACAGCTTACGTTCGTTAGTCATAACTTCCTCATATATAAATTATCGTGTTTCTTGTACACATGTACACCCTTATGTATAGTAAACGCATAAAAGTGTACATAGTATATCATTTATAGTAATAGACCTACTGCTACGTAACATATAGCGATTACAGCCCATACACACAAAACCACTACAGCCACTAAACAGTCTGTTAATAAGTCACGTTTTAAATCATCCATGACAGCTCAAACACTCATCAGCCTCAGTAGTCGCATAGTCCTTCAGAGCCTCTCTAGCCACTTTAGAGCCTACTTTGTCACCTGTCTTGCCTGCTGTAGTCCGTAAGTAATACAAGCCCTTCAGACCGCCTGTATAGGCTTTTAAGTGGACTCGATTTACATAGCCCTTGTCAGCTCCTGAAGGGAAGAATAAGTTAACACTCTGACCTTGGCAGATAAACTCTTGACGTTTAACAGCGTGCTCTACAACCCACTCTTGGTTTAACTCAAAGCTAGTCTTGAACACTTCTTTAGCATGTTCATTATCATTGAACACTTCTAAGTGCTGAACACTGCCGTCATTAGCCATGATACTGTCCCATACTTCTTTGGTGTTGTGACCTTCAAGTTCTAATAGTTCTTCTAAGTATTTGTTCTTGATAACATCTGCACCTGCTCGTGTTCTGTGTACGTAGATGTTAGCTTTTATAGGCTCAATAGAAGCGCTGCAGTTACAAAGAATACTGCTGTTTGCGTTAGGGGCAATAGCCAACAAGTGAGCGTTACGAACACCGTATCCTTTACCATCTATACATTCACCTCTTTCTTCTGCTAGTACTTGAGTTTGTCTTTTAGCTTTTGTTTTAATGTCTTTAAATATCTTGTAGTTTTCCGAAGTCGCTTCCCAACTCTCCCACGCAATACCTTTAGATTGTAGATACCCATGAAAACCCATAGCACCGATACCAATACTACGCTCACGATGTGCAGAATAAGTAGCTCTTTCAAGTTCGTTAGGCGCAACATTGATAAACACCTCCAATACATTATCTAAGAAAGTTACAAGGTCAGCTACCATGTTAGTATCTTTCCACTCGTCATACTTCTCTAGGTTTACACTAGACAGACAACAGACTGCTGTACGGTAGGCATTAGTCGCTAAGTGTATCTCGTTACATAGGTTACTACCGTTAATCTGCAGACCTAAGTCCTTCTGAAACTGTGGCAAAGCATCGTTAGCTGTGTCAATGAAGTTTAAATACGGACTACCTGTACGCATACGTGCTTCTAACAAGCGTTGCCATACGTCTCTAGCTTGTAGTCGGTTTATTTCTTTTCCTGTTTCGGGAGCAATAATACCGTAAGACTCATTATCCTGAACAGCCTGCATAAACTCTTCATTCAAGTTGACAGCATTAAACAAGTTAAAGCATTTACGATTAACGTCACCACCTGTAGGTAACTTAAAGTTAATAAACTCAATAATGTCAGGGTGTGTTACGTCTAAATATCCTGCATAACTACCTTTGCGTGTCTTACCTTGCTTGTATGCAGTCATCTGTGCGTCTACAACTTTAAGCATAGGCATAACACCTACAGACTTGTCAGTAATGCCTCGTACATCTGACCAGTGTCCACCAACACCTCCGCCACTAACACTTAAACGTGCTGTCTCTGCATGGTGTTCTACCAAACCCTCCACAGTGTCTGGAACATACGATAGGAAACAACTAATAGGCAGACCTTTGTGTGCTTCACCAGTCTTAGGAGCGTTAGAAAGAATAGGCGATGCAAACATAAACCATTGTTTAGAAGCGTATTCGTATATACGTTCTGCTAATGCTTCGTCATCACCTGAATATGCCTTAGCAGCTCTTGCTAATGCTTCTTGTGGGCTTGTCTCTTCCTGCGTCATGTAGAAGTCTTTGAACAGCTTCATAGCTTGTTCAGTAATTAACTCATCTCTGCTTAAATCAATCATCTAACATCCTTACAAGCTTATCATAGTTATCAATAATCAAGTCTTCAAACTTGTTTACTAGGTCTTCTGCGTCTATCTCCAACACTTCTAGCAGAGTTATTTCATCTACTAGAAGGAGACGCTCTTTTAACTCCTCGATAGTCATTAGTAGACACTCAGCAGCTTGTCAATGTAATGCTTAGCTTTGCTTAGGTCTTCTCGACCACCTTTGTCTTGGAAGCGTGAGATGTATTTAATTACATTGCCTTGCAGATAACCTACAAATCCGTCTTCAGTCATTACACTTTCCATATATTCCCAAGGTTGGATTGTATGGTTATAGTGTGAAGGGCATATTTCGTCTGGGTATTCTTCTTGATTCCACTCTTTGCTGTTTAGGCGTTCTAGTGCTTCTAACAACTCTGCTTTAGCTACGTAGGCTTCCCATTCTTTATTTGTTTCCATTAGTGTGCTCCTGCAAAGTGTTCTTTAATTGTCTGTGACTGTCGAGCCATATCTTCTTGGAAGCTCGCTACAATGTAGTCATAGACTTGTTCAGCTAGTAGGTAGTGCTTCTTAGCTAATGTAACGAATGTCTCTACGTCCTCTTGTGTGTTTGCTATTCTATCATAAGCTTCTGCTAACGCTATCTCGTGGTAGTAGGCAGCTACAGCGTCTACAACTTGCTTCATAGTTTGTCCTCCAATACTTTGTTAATAAACAGTGGTAGATTGTCTGTTAGACCCTCTATATCATCGACAACAAATGTGGTTGACGTACTAATACCTAAACACTTAATCTGTACTACATAGCCGTTAGCAACTTTATACACTTCAATTTTCTCAATCATTTCTTTTTTCTCTCTTCTTGTGTCTTAACCTTATGACAAGGTTTGCACATAATTTGTAAGTTATCGGCTTCACAGAATAAACGTTCTGCAAAGCTTGGCAGGTCTTCATACTTGTTCAAACTACCTGCAGGGACTTTGTGGTCTACTTGTACGTCTTTACCAACAAACCTCTGCTTGCATTCTGAACACTCATATTCAAACCTTGTTCGTTTATCACTGCCACTATAGGGTAGTTGCTTACTCTTCATAAACTGGTGCTTAACAGGGTAACGTGACCAAGCACCTCGTAAGGCTGAGCGTATGAATGAGAAGTATCTAGCCTCTGTCCATGTACCTCCTGCTCTAGTTTTTACTCCTCTCATAGCCAACCCTCCCGTTTAGCACACGCTTCAAAGTCATCATCGTCACTCCTGAGCATATACAGCAAATGACCATTCTCAACAGCCCTGTCAAGTCCTAGGTGTTCTACAATACAATCCCACCGTTCCTTGTTGTTAAGGTCTTGTAGTAACTTCTGCGACTTCTTATCACCTATGCCATGTACACCTTGTATGTTGTCAATCCTATCACCTGTCAGAAACTGCTTAAAGAATCTTAAGTCTGCTTCGCCCTGTTCCATGTAATACATTTCTTTCTTAACGAAGTTGTAATGCCAACCAACTACTTGGTCTAGGTCTTTGTCAAGTGTAACAATTACTGAAGCGTCCTTGTCTTCAAAGTTGTTGGTTAGTTCGTGTTGTCGTATTGCTAATTTATCGTCTGCTTCCATGCCGTCTGTCACTATAGCGTCCCACTTATCAACTAGATGTTTGCGTATTGCTTTATAGTGTATAGGCTTTGCAGTGTCTTTGCGGTTGCCCTTGTAAGGTATTGTAACTGCTTTATCGTGTCGGAAGTTATCTTTACCTGTAAGGTGCATTTCCCATTCAAAGACTTCTGGTAAGTCAAGAAGGAATAGGTTCTCAATGAACGCATCGACCTTTGAAAGCGCACGTGGTTCAGCGTCATCATTGCTCACTGAACCAACTCGATAGACTAGAATATCACTGTCTACTAGCGCAAGCATTACAAGACGTCTAGGTCATCGTCAACACCTGCACCGACACCTTCTGGATTGTATTCAACAAGCTTTGTAACTACTAGCTTGCTTAGTTGTGGGAAACGTCCGTACTTATTCTCGTAGAAGCTGATAGTAGCGATAGCTTCTGAGCCGTTACCGACTGTACTGCCGTCCATCTCGCTGCCTGTGCTGTCAAAGACACGAATAGGCTGAACAGACTTACAAGTGATTTTACTGCCCATGCCTTCTTTATCATACACTTTCATTCCCAAGCCCTTGATAGCACCGATAGCTTTGTCTGATAACTCTGCTAGGGATACTTCATACTTAGGGTTGTCTGGGTTGAAGCGGTCGTTTGCGACTGTTAGGTATGGATACATGATTACTGCTTTGATTTTTAATGTGTCTGACATAATAATTTTCCTTTCGGGTTATTGTAAAAATATATATAGTTTGTTACTTTATATACTATATATTATAGCATGGTTTTTATAGGCTGTCAACACTTTAGTGTGTTTCTAGCCAACTTTTTCCTACAGAATATTCAGCATCCACTGGTATTCTAAATCTTAACACTTCGCCTGCATTCTTTGCAGCCTGTACCATTAACTGTCCTGCTAATTCAGCCTGTTCAGGCGGTACACTAGCTTGTATTTCATCATGAACCATAGCTACCTGTGTGAATTTAACTTGATGTTCACGCATTAGCTTGTGTGTTTCTACAATCCATTGTTTAGCTACGATAGCACCTGCTGACTGTAACAGCATGTTTAGTGCTGAGTGTTCGGACTGTACTTGAATGTAACGTCCGTCCATAGCAGGTACAGCACCTTTGCGTGATATACGCTGTACTTTCTCAATCAACTTAGCAAGGCTCGGTACACTCTTCATAAACTTAGACTTCAATCTACCACCTGCTTGACTACCTTTGCCGACAATCTGACCAAGCTTTTCAGCGCCTGCGCCGTACAGAAATGCGTAGATGAATGTCTTGGCATTGTCACGTGTTGGTAGACCTGCTGCTTTCTGGTTGTAGGTGTGTATGTCACCGTCTAATATCTGTTCTGTGTACTTCTTATCCTGCATGTAGTGTGCTAAACAGCGTAGTTCAATACCTGATAAGTCAGCTCCTACTAATACTTCACCCTCATTAGCTATGAACAGACTACGACACTCTGCACCATACAATGACTTTGTACTAGGTACTTGTCCAAGGTTAGGTGAATGATGTGCCATACGGTTAGTAACTGTGCCACAAGTGATAACGCTACCTCTAATCTTACCGTCTGAACATACATTCTTAATCCACGATGCAAGGAAGCCATCAGTCTTTTGTAGTGTTAAGTATTCAGCGATAGGCTTCGCCTGTGGTATGTCTGTGCCACGCAACACTGTCTCGTCAATCTTAGGTTGTCCACTCTCAGTAAACTCGTTAGGTTGCCATCCAAGGCTTTTTAGCCTATCTCCAATCTGTTTGCGACTGCCTACGTTAAAGCGTGTTACTTTGTCTTTTAATCGTTTGCCTGTTTTCTCTGAAATACGTTCTTCCACAATTGGCGGAAATACAGCTTGCAATTCATCTGTAATAGTAGCCATTCTATCTGCAACTTCTGCTTGTAATACTGTGGCTTTCTCCAAGTCAAAGTTGAAGCCGTTGCGTTCTTGTCTGCTGATATGGACTGCGACTTCGTGTTCGAGTTGTAATGCTTTTTCATAATCACCCCAAGTGGCTAGTTTAGTTAACAAGTGTTTATAGACTTCTACGTTTAACGCTACGTCTTGCTTGCAGTAGGTTAGCATTTCCTCGGTAAGACCGCCATCAAAGTCTTCGGATGCAAAGTTAATCTTATCGTTGCCCATAATCTTACCCCAATTCTTTAGCGAGTGACCGCCTTCTAGGATTGGATTGTATAAGCGTGACATCATTAACGTGTCATGTACTTGGTCAGGACGCAGTGTAACACCCCACACTTGACGCAGGACAGGCGCATCGAATCCTATGATGTTGTGTCCTACAAATAGGTCATAACCCTTTACAACGCTTTTCAGGCGTTCTGGTGTGGTATGTACAATTACTTCACCAGTGTCTATATCCTGTGTAACAGCACACCATATCGTGTCGTGTTTCAGGTTTGTTTCTATGTCAATCAGTAGACGTTTCATTATGTTTTTCCAAATATTGTATTGCTTTGTTTAATAATTCAGGTTTGTCTTTAAAACTACCTATACCACTGTTACATCCGTTGCACAACAACTCTCTAACCTTACCAGTGGTGTGGCAGTGGTCAACTGCAAAGTCCTTTCTATTGTCTTCGGTTGTACAGTTGCATATAGCACAACGTCCATTTTGTAGCTGATACAGTCCTTTGTAGTGTATCTTCTTCCTGGTGTAGTTCGCTTTGCTGCATACTTTACAGGTTGAAGCTAAATTATCAGGCTTGTAAGAATTGTTTGCAAAGCTGTCAATTGATAACCATTCTTTGCACGTGTCGCACTTTTTTATTTCCTTTGTCTCGCTTAGTTCGTTCTTTAAACTCTTCAAGTCCATACCTAGGTCTAGTTCTGGTTGTCTTTTCATAGTTATTGTTCCCTGTCATAGTTCTACCTCGTTATTGTTCAACATGTCACATAATTTTTCAGCGCATACTTTTGACATACGCACAACACCTAGAGATGGATAAGTGTCACATAGAATCACTTTATAGTTTTTATTAAAGTCCTTAAATACTTCACAAGTTTGATTATCCCAGTCAGTTTCGAACTCAGTTACAAACTGGTGTATTGTGTCAAAATCATGAATTTTCTGTGGAATGTAACAATCATACCTTTCATAAAACAAGGGGACTTCTTGCCGTTTTTCCCATTTAGGTTTAGGTTTAATTCGATACTCTAGTGATTCAGACCAATTTGGATTCATAATGCCTCCTCTTCAAAAGTCTCTGTCATTCTACCAGTGTCTAAGTCATATAGCAATTGACAAGCCTTACCAGTTACCCCTGCAAATCTATTCTTTAATACACGTACATGCGTTGTATTTCTAACTGTCGGGTCATCTGCTTGCCCATTACGCTCTAAGCCCAAAACCATGTCGCTAAGCTGTGCTATACTACCTGAACCACGCAGTTGAGCTAAGCTTGTAGCTGCCCCCTCTTCATGTCCTTTCTTATCAGGTCTTTTCAGGTGCGATACAATGATAAGCGAAATCTCTGTCTCTTGTACTAACGTTCTTAGCTTAGTCATTATCTCGTCTATTGCTTTACGTTCATCGCCATTGTCCTGTGCTGATACAATGATACTAACATGGTCTAAAAATATGTACTGGCAGTCGGTAACTCTACTAAGATAGCGAACACGATTAACAATATTGTCAATGCTACTGCTCCCAAAATGGTCAAACATAAATATACGGTCTGTTCCAAGAGTTGCTTTAAACGCATCGTCTTTCTCTTCCTGTGTAGCCTGTGTAGTCGGTATGTGCAAAGGTTTGTTAGCATGTAATGACATGATACTCAACCCTGTTTTACGTGTGCTTTCTTCCAGGAACATCAAACCAACGTTATCACCTGTGTTCTGTAGTATGTGATAAACCACTTCACGTAAAAACTGACTCTTACCTAAACCACTACCTGCTGTCACTGTTACCAGTTCACCTTTGCGTATGCCGTATGTAAGCTCATTCAAGCCCTTGTACGGATAATCGCAGTCTGACTTCTCTAAAGGCTTCATAACCTCGTCATACAAACTCGCACCGCCTATAATGCCGTCTGGAGTCCATCGTTTAGCATTCCAAAACTGTTTCATTGCTTCAGCTGACTTGTTAGCCATTAAAAAGTCTGAACAGTCTTTAAAATCAGGTCTACCACCAACAATCTTTGCCTTGTGTCCTAACACTTCAGCGCATTCGTTCGCAGCTTTAATGCCTGCATCGTCATTGTCAAACCATATAATCACTTCATCAAATGAATTAAGGAAGTCGTAGTTGTTCTTAACGTCTTTTAAAGCCGATGTAGCACCGTTCCTAACACTAACGCTAGGTGTGGCATACCTGCCTGACATCTGATAGAACGACATAGCGTCAAATTCACCCTCTGTCACGACAACAAACTTACCACCCTCTGCAAACTTATCCTGTCCAAATAGCTGTGTAGCGTCTGTGAAGTTACCCTCTATCTTGAACAGCTTTTCACCGTTAATTCGTACTTTGTAGGCTTTTGAGTTGTCAATAGGGAAATATAAATCATCGCCCTTGTAACCAACATTGTAAAACTTACATGTATCAAACGCTAACTTCCTATCTGCTATCGCCTGTATATCTAACCTATGTTCCATTGTTTTTCCTTTGTAGGGCTTTGCAGCCTGTTTCTGATAAGTGTTATCACCCTCGTATCGTCGTTGTTTGCAGCTAAAGCAATTACCCCAATCGTTTTCGTCAATTCCATAGGCATCCGAACTATTACACATAGGGCATGGTAACCCACTCTTTACATAAGCCATTATTCTCTCCTATATAGGCTTTTTAGTTTGCTTTATAGTGGTTTTTTGTAATGGTAACAAAAACCATTCTTAAAAGGCTTTGAAGCAAACTATATAGTAATATTTTATCATGTTTTTCATTCGTTGTCAATAGTAGGAGCGTAATCATTTACAAATAAGTTTATGCTACTGTCTATTAAGCCATGGTCTACAATACCAGTGTCGTGATTTGTTGCCACTGTTACATCCTCTTTAACGCTATTATAACAATAGTTACATAAATCTAAATACTCCCCATCGTTATTGCGTCTTGTACTCTCATAATCATTTAATTCTACGTTACATGCTAAACATCTCATTATTCAAAATCCTCATATATTGCCCAAACAATGCCAATTATAACAACCATCCATAATGTAAACTCCAAACTACTCATCTTCTAACTCCGGTAATATGTAAAATTCTAATTCAGGATATGCAGACTGTTTATTCATCAAGAACGCATAAGCCCTACTCATCGTCTTAAAAGCTGCCAGTTCACTCTCATGACCTGTCTTAGTGCAACATTGTATCACTATAAACATAGTTGTTCAACTCCCCTGATAGGTGTTTGATGGTGCACTCCGTCTAAGTGCATAGCCTCCACAGTGAACGTGTAATCCTCACCATCCTGCCAACTGCTATTATTATGGTCTAACACGTATCGCCTCGCTATGTGAGCGGATTTAAACGCTTTGACAAGTTCTGAATAGCCTTTTTCGTTTCTCTTTGTTACTATATATATCATAATTCACCTTCTATTAAGCCCACCACGACGTCGAAAACATTATCTGGTACTTCGCCCCCCGTCTTTATCTGTAAAGCGGTAACAGAGCTCCTCGGCGGCTTTAAAGGCTATTGCCGAAGTTATGTCATCATCCACATTACCGTAATACCCGTTTTGTTCTAAATAGTCTATGCAGTTGTCAATCATAACTTCAACTCCTCAATCTGATAAGGTTTTAACCCATAGTAGCTAATCAATACATTAATAATATCATCTTTATTGTATGCTATCCCTAATGTGTCGTAACTGTCCTTAATCTCTCTGATTAGTACGTGTAAATCTTTCATTATTCAAACCTCGTTGTATTGTTTTGATAATAGCGGGCTTCGCTAGCTTTCTGTGCAACCATGCTACGCTTATGCCTAACACTAGCCGCATTATAGCTAGGTAGTCCTTTGTAAACTTCGGTAAACCCCTGTTTAACAGGATACAGCACCGAGCCCATCCCTCGATGATATAACCCATAGTCAATCAATAATGTACCAGTTGTGTTGTTCTTAATATATCTAAACATTGTCTGATTGTTCCTGTATCGCCTTGTGAGGCGTTATAATGTAGTAAGCTAAGCAATCCTATTGGTTCTGTTTAGAACTGCTTAGAATGGTTTGTGTTAGCGTCCAAATGTTTGACCTAGATAGCGCATTGCTGAGCCTTTTTCGAAATAGAAAGACCTCAAGCCTATGTGTACCATACGGAAGCATTTACCACTTTGCAACCCGTAACGCTTTTTATGTTTACGTACTGCAATAAACCCTTTACCGAACATATTATTAAACATAATGCGACCATTCTTTAATTGTGTCATCTTTACTTCTCCTGTGTTTTAAAATCTAATTGCTCGAGATTATCAGCGAACAACGTAACGTCGTGCTTACCTGTTTCTGTGGTTATAACTAACGTCTTAACTTCTGTGCCACTACTTAAAGTATTGCTTTTTATTATAATACTTTGAATTTTATGTATTGATATATCTAGCATGTTAAGCCTCTTCTACAATGTAATGACTTGCTAACTCGTCCCAATTAACTTCACTAAAACATGTATTAATAAAGTCCATCAGTAAGCCACTAGGCAAACAACTCATCGCTTCACATTCAAGCGCAACATACTCTACCCATTCCTGCATTTCGTTTGCTTCCATGTGCCCTTGTTCTTCCACTTGTTCAGTGATAGCGTCACCGTAATGTAAGTTTACAAGCCATGTTTCTTTATTTGTCCAACCGTTGTAAGTATTCATAATATCACCTTTGTTTTGTTTACTTGTTGTCATTGCGTTGTTGCCCTGACTTGTTACCAATTATAAACACTATGAATTATAAGTCAACCTTTTATTGTAATTATTTTATATTAATTTATATGTTGTTGATTTGTTTAGCTTTATATTGTTTAGGCTGTTTATCCACTTTTTAAACTGTTTAGCCTATATAGACTATACGCTAGTGCTTAGACTGTTTAGTTGTAGTGTGTGTGATTAGCCTGTTTAGTTTGTTTAGCCTGTTTAGCTTTATAGGTAGCTTAACAGACCTACACATCCAACTGTACAGCTCAATAGCCTGCATAGTCCAACGCCTAGCATAGGCTGCATAGTCTGTCAAGCCTTAACAGGTCTGACCAGTCAACAGGTAAGAGGTCGGAGGTCTGACCAGTCTGAATAGGCTATTTAGGGGGCGGGGGAGGGGATTCATAGGCTGTTTAGTTGTAGTAGCCTCACAGATTTGCTAAAAAGACTGTACAGACCTTTAGCTAAACAGACTAAATATTAGCTAAATAGACCACATGCTAGTACATAGGGCTAAATAGGGCTAAATAGTTGATTATAAAGGCTAAATAGCTATACAGAACATGCGCATAGGGATGACTAGCTGTCTAGTTAAATGGTAGTAGTAATTAATTAACAGAAAGTAGAAGAAAAAGCTTGACATTTGCTTAAAAGTATGCTATAATATATAGTATATAGACTAAATAGGTCTGAACATCCAACATAAGAATGTTCAACTAACTAAACGATATATTAGTTACTACTAAGAACGGTTGTTTACCACCATGACAACCGTTTCTAAGAAGCAACTATATTAAGCCGTTGTTAACATGAACAACTAGACCTATATAGAAGAGCCCTAAACAATTAAAAGGAAAACTCTATGACAGACGTTAACAATGAGAGTGTTATTTCTAACACACCTGTTAAGAAGAAAAGAGGAAGACCACGTAAAGAAGACGTGTTAGCTAAACAACAAGGTGGTAGGGGTAAAGTAGGACGTCCTAAAGGGGATGCTTCTATTATTAACGAATATAAAGCCCGTATGTTAGCTTCTCCTAAATCAAGTAAAGTGTTAGAAGCTATCTTTGATGCTGCCTTAGACAACGAACATAAGAATCAAGCAGCCGCATGGAAATTAGTTATAGATAGAATAGCACCAGTAGCTGCCTTTGAGAAAGACGTTATCAAGAATGGTGGTAGTAATTCGATTAGCATTAATATTAGCGGTGTTCCTAACGTTAAAGTTGGTAATGACGTTGTTGATGGTGACTATGAGGAGATTAACACTGATGAGTAAATACTTTACAGCTCAGGAGTTACGTTGCCAAGAAACAGGCGAGGAAGGAATGGAACAGGTCTTTATAGATTTGTTAGACACTATCAGAGAAGAGTGTGGCTTCCCTTTCGTTGTTACCAGTGGTTATCGTTCCCCTGAACATTCAATTGAAAAAAGAAAAACAAAAGCAGGTAGTCATTCTATGGGCTGTGCTATAGACATTAGAGCTAACAGTCATCAGAAATACAAGATAATGGAAATAGCAAAGAAACATGGTGTGACACGCTTTGGTATTAACAAGGCGTTTATACACATGGATATTGCTGACCGTTATGCTAGTCGTTTCCCTTCTAACGTTGTGTGGGCTTACTAAGTTTAAAGGTGAAAGCTGCTCCACCAGTGAGTAGCCTTATTTCTACGTGGAGGTAGATATGAAGAAATGTACGAAGTGTGATAAATTTAAAGAATACAAAGAGTTTAACAAATCAAGTAGAAGAAAAGATGGACGTAGAGAGCAGTGCAGAAAATGTGAACAAAAGTACCGCCTGTCGCCAGAAGTGAAACAAATGCGCTATGAAAGAGATTTATTAAAAAAGTACAATCTAACACTAAACAATTACAATTCAATTTTTGCAGAGCAGAAAGGATGCTGTAGGATATGTAAAACACATCAAATGAGTTTTGAACGTCCTTTATGTGTAGACCATAATCACGAAACAGGTGAGGTCAGGGGTTTACTTTGTGATAAATGCAATAGAGCATTAGGTTTATTTAACGATAGTCCTGCTCTTTTAGAAGAGGCATTAACATATTTAAAAAAAGAAGGACATTATGGAGCTTAATATACAGCTGTTAAAATGGCAGCAAGAGGTGTTTTCAAGTCCTGTTCGTTTTAAAGTCGTTGCAGCCGGTAGACGATGTGGTAAAAGCCGCCTTGCCGCTTGGTCAATGATTGTAAGAGCTTTGCAAGTACCGAAATGCACTATATTTTATGTTGCACCTACGCAAGGACAATCTCGTGACATACTATGGAGTTTATTAGAAGAACTAGCGCACCCTGTTATTGCCTCTAAACACATTAACAACATGGAGTTTAAACTTGTTAATGGTAGTAAAATAATGCTGAAAGGCGGTGATAGACCAGATACCATGCGTGGTGTTAGTTTGGAATATCTTGTAATAGATGAATACGCCGATGTTAAGCAACAGGTCTTTGAAGAAATCCTACGTCCTGCACTTGCCGATAGAAAGGGTGATTGTCTCTTCATCGGTACACCTAAAGGTCGTAACCACTTCTACGACTTGTATTGTTACGCTGACGCAGGCGAGGATGAATCATTTGCTGCATGGCACTTCACATCCTATGACAACGAGACACTAGACCCTGAAGAGATAAACTTAGCTAAAAAGTCTATGTCATCTTTTGCATTCCGTCAAGAGTTTATGAGTAGCTTTGAAGCCCTAGGCAGTGAGATATTCAAAGAGCATTGGGTGCAGTTTAGCGAAGAAGAACCTGAGATAGGCGACTACTACATAGCAGTGGATTTAGCAGGCTTTGATGACCCTACGTCACGTTCTAAGAAGAACAAACGTTTGGATAGTACGGCAATCAGTGTTGTTAAAGTTAGTGAACATGGGTGGTATATAAAAGACATTATATATGGCAGATGGACACTAGAAGAAACAGCTCAGAAGATATTCAAGGCTGTAGAACGTTACAGACCTGTTTCGGTTGGTATCGAGAGAGGTATAGCTAAACAGGCTGTTATGTCTCCTCTGTCCGATATGATGCGTAGGAACAGTCGTTTCTTTCGTATTGAAGAGCTGACACACGGTAACCAAAAGAAAACAGACAGGATTGTTTGGGCATTGCAAGGACGGTTTGAGAATGGACTTGTTACGTTAAACAAAGACGAGTGGAACAGTGAGTTTCTAGACCAGTTGTTTCAATTCCCTAACCACCTAGTACATGACGATTTAATAGACTCATTAGCCTACATCGACCAGTTGGCAAAAGTAGCTTACCATTCAGACTTAATCGATATGGATATGGACTTTGAGCCCCTTGACGCAATAGCCGGATATTAATTACAGGAAACAAATATGACAGATTATGAAGATTTTAACATGGAACAAAGCCTAGAATCATGGGTGTTGGATAAGTGCGAAGAGTGGCGTGACCACTACGAATCAAACTATCAAGAAAAGCACGAAGAGTATTTCCGCTTATGGCGTGGTATATGGGATGGCTCAGACACATTACGTGAATCAGAACGTTCTAAACTAATTGCACCGGCTTTACAGCAAGCAGTCGAAAGCTCAGTAGCCGAAGTAGAAGAAGCAACGTTTGGACGTGGTAAGTGGTTTGACATTCGTGATGATATTGCAGACCAAAACCAAGTGGATATTCAACAGATTCGCAATCAACTACAAGAAGATTTTACATTCACTAAAGCACGTAAAACAGTAGCAGAAGCTATTCTTAACGGTGCTATCTACGGTACAGGTATCGGTGAGATAGTGATTGAAGAAGTTAAAGAAATGAAACCTGCTACACAGCCTATTATGGAAGGTGCTATGCAGGCTGTAGGCGTTGAGATTGCAGACCGTTTCGTTGTAAAGCTAAACCCTGTCTTACCACAGAACTTCTTGATTGACCCTGTAGCTTCTACTGTAGAGGACGCTTTAGGCTGTGCAGTTGACCAGTTTGTACCTACACATCAAGTTAGAATGTTACAAGAACAAGGCGTGTACAATGATGAAGATGTAGGCATTGCTAGTACCGATACAGATTTAGAGCCTGACCGAGAACTATCTCACTACCCTGAAGATAAAGTTAGATTAGTTAAGTATTATGGCTTAGTGCCACGTGACTTGTTTAACAATGCAATAGCTGAAGAGGACGATGAAGAGGTTGTTTCTTTAAGTGACGAAGACGAAGATGAAAGCGAATACATTGAAGCAATTGTTATTTTAGCTAACGGTGTGCTTATGAAGGTTGAAGAAAACCCTTATATGATGCAAGACCGCCCTATCGTAGCATTCCCTTGGGATGTTGTCCCTAATCGCTTCTGGGGTCGGGGTGTTTGTGAGAAAGGATATAACTCACAGAAAGCGTTAGATACAGAGTTACGTGCCCGTATTGATGCGTTAGCGTTAACCATCCATCCAATGATGGCTATTGATGCGTCACGTCTACCACGAGGAATGAAGCCAGAAGTACGACCGGGTAAAATATTCCTTACTAATGGTAATCCTGCTGAAGTGTTACAACCGTTTAACTTCGGTCAAGTAGGTCAAGTAACATTTGCACAAGCCGGTCAGCTAGAACAGATGGTACAGCAAGCAACAGGCGCTGTAGACTCCTCAGGCGTTGCAGGAGGCGTTAACGGAGAAGCCACTGCCGCTGGTATCAGTATGTCACTTGGAGCGATTATAAAGCGTCACAAGCGCACTCTGATTAACTTCCAAGAAATGTTCCTGATTCCAATGGTACAGAAAACAGCTTGGCGTTACATGCAGTACAACCCTGAACTCTACCCTGCACAGGACTTTAAATTCATTCCTACGTCAACCCTTGGTATGATGGCACGTGAGTATGAGGTTACACAGCTTGTTCAATTGTTACAGACAATGCCTGCTGATAGTCCAACGCATTCAATGCTGATTGAAAGTATTGTTGAGAACATGAACTTGTCTAATCGTGAAGAGATGATTAAACGTATTCGTGAAAGTCAACAACCTACACCTGAACAGCAACAAGCAGCTCAACAAGAGCAGCAAATGCAGATGCAACAAATGCAGTTACAGATGGCTAAAGAGCAAGCTACAGCAGCAGCCCTTAATGCACAAGCAGCTGAAGCAAATGCTAGAGCGCAGAAGTATCAAGTGGAAGCCGGTCTGGAACAATACAACTCTGAGACACAGCGTATCAAAGCTGCATCGACTAATGTTAGAGAGGGTGATGCAGACGATAGAGAGTTTGAGAAGCGTATGAGATTGGCTGAACTGACGTTAAAGAAACAGCGTCAAGAAGCTGATATAGCTAGTAAAACAGCGCCTAACACAGCTCAATCACAAAGTCAAGAAATAAATTAAGAAAAAGCTTGACATTTGAATAAAAATGTGTTATAATATATAGTATATACAATCATGCCTAGGAGGGTAACATGACAAAAGAAGAAGAATTATATTATAACAATTATTTTGACTTATTTGGTACGGAGGGGTGGAAGCAAGTAGTAGAAGAACTACAAGCTAAAGCCTCTACTTACGATGTAGGTTATATAAAAGATGAGAAAGACCTTTACAAAGTACAAGGTGAACTTTCCATCATCCGTTTGTTGTTAGGTTTGGAAGAGTTTATCAACCAAGGCTACAACAACACAAAAGAGTCTAATTAACCTTGTGGGCTAAAGGCTTAGACGTTTTAACTTTCCACAATACTATTAAAGTACGGAGAATACAATAATGGCAAATGAAAATAGTCGTCCAGAAGACTACAACGAAGAAACCTTTGAAACCTTTGATGAAGCTCCTGTAGAGGAACAACCGGAATCAAGAGGCTACGAAGACTATGCAGCACCTGAGCAAGAACCAGAAGTCGAAGATGACTTACCAGAGAAGTACAAAGGTAAGGATGTTAAAGATATTGTTGCTATGCACCAGAACGCTGAAAAGCTCTTAGGCAAGCAATCTTCTGAAGTAGGTGAGCTACGTAAAGTCGTTGATAACTTCATACAGACACAAACTATTGCACAACAACAAAAACAAGCCCCTGTACAGGCTGAAGATGACCTTGACGATTTAGACTTCTTTGAGAATCCAAAACAAGCTATCTCAAGAATGCTAGAGAACCATCCATCAGTACAACAAAGCAGACAAATGGCAAACCACCTAGCGCAACAAAACACTGTTGCACAACTAAAGGCTAACCATCCAGATTTCACTAATATTGTATCTGATGCTAAGTTTATTGAATGGGTAGGTAAGTCAAAGGTTCGCTCTCAACTGCTACGTCAGGCTGATGCTTATGATTATGACAGCGCTGATGAGTTGTTCACATCTTGGAAAGAACGACAGGAGATGGTTAATTCCGCTGTTCAGACCGAGACAAACGCTCGCAGACAGTCTGTTAAATCAGGCTCAACAGGCAACACTAAAGGCTCTGGCGAACCAAGCAGAAAGAAAATCTACAGACGTGCAGACATTGTAGAACTAATGGCAAAAGACCCTGAACGTTATCAGAGTTTAGCTGCCGAGATTAGACAAGCCTATTCAGAAGGGCGAGTCAAATAACTTTTAATAATATCTAAGGAAACTTAAAATGGCTAACTTAACACCATCAACCAGTAACACAGTTACTAAAGCAAATGCAACTCACTTTATCCCTAGCCTATAATTTGGGGATGTAAAACCTGTTCTGAATAACTGGGAGCGAAAGTAACCAGAGGGAACACGACAGACCAATCACTAAGTTCACTACGGAGGTAGTATGAAGAGATTAAGTTGGAAGTATATCGCAGGATTAGTAGACGGAGAAGGCTGTATAGACGTTGTAGTTAATAAACGTGGAGACACCTACTATGTTCAGCCTAGAGTTAGAATTACAATGTGTGTAGTAGCTGAAGAGCTTATGGACACTATTTGTAACAACTACAAAGGCAATAGAGAATACCGTACAGTAACTAATCCTAATTGGAGTGATTCTATAACTTGGAATGCGTCAGGCTATAATAGAGCCTGTACGTTTTTAAGGAATATTAAGAATCACGTCATCGTAAAACGTGAACAAACAAAGTTAGCTCTTTGGATGGAAACACACGTTAAAGGACGTAGTTTATCAGCAGAAGCTGTAAAAGTTCTTAAAGATGAGATGAAGCGATTGAAGCGTGACCCGCACAGACTAAGTGAACAGGCACAGGAAGCTATATTAGCTGTCTTGTGATGCGATAGTCGGAATAGCCGTAATGCTATTTGGAATTGTGGAGTGATGAAGTTATCGCTGCATATAAGAAATCTCTTGTACTAGCAAACCTAGTTCAAAAGATGCCTATGAAGGGCAAAAAAGGGGATACGATGCATATCCCTAAACCTACTCGTGGTTCAGCTAACGCTAAGACTGCTGCCGATACAGTAACTATTCAGCAAAACACCAATGATGAATTGATTATTACTATCGACAGTCACTTCGAGTATTCACGTCTTATCGAAGACATTACAGACGTACAAGCGTTCGATTCACTTCGTCGTTTCTACACAGAAGATGCAGGCTATGCATTAGGTCTTAAAGTTGACCAAGACTTGTTTGCACTAGGTAAGAAACTAGGTGACGGTGACGGTTCTTCTTGGGTTCACTCTGCTGCTTATCAGTTTAACGCTACTACTGGCGCTGCTGAAGCATACGATGCAGACGGTACTGCTGATGTTGGTGCTTTCAACGATAATGGTTTCCGTGACCTTATCCAAGCACTTGATGACGAAAACGTTCCAATGGACGGTCGTTGTTTAGTAATCCCACCTTCTGCTGTTAATGAGATTCGTGGTATTGACCGTTATAACTCAGCAGACTTTGTAGACGGACGTAGCGTATCTACTGGTAAGATTGGTACGTTGTATGGTATTGACGTTTACGTTTCTACTAACGCTCCTGTCATGGAAACTGGTGTTAAAGCCGGTCTGTTAATGCACAAAGATGCGTTCGTATTATGCGAGCAAATGGCTGTACGTTCACAAACTCAGTATAAGCAAGAGTTCTTAGCAACCTTGTACACTGCTGATACACTTTATGGCTTAGACGTTTACCGTCCAGAGTCAGGTTTAGTTATTGCTTTACCGGCTTAATAGCCTAGAGTTATTTTCATAGGGGTTCTAACGAGCCTCTATTATAAATAATTCTAAATACACATCCAATACAGGAAGAGTACATGTCAACAACAATACAAATCAAAAGAAGTTCCACAGCCTCTGCAATCCCTGTTACAGGCGATATAGCAGTTGGTGAATTAGCGGTCAACTTAGCAGACAAGCGTCTGTTCACTAAACAGTCTGACGGTACAATCATTGAACTATCAACCTCCCCTACAGATTTAGATGCAGCTACGCTCCGTATTGATGGAGTGGAAATTACTGCGTCTGCAGCAGAACTAAACAGCCTAGACGGCTTCACAGGCTCTACTACAGAGCTTAATATTCTTGACGGTCTTACAGCCACAACTATTGAATTAAACACGTTAGACGGCATTACAGCGTCTACAGCAGAGTTGAACAAGCTTGACGGCTATACAGGTTCTACTGCGGAGCTCAACATCCTTGATGGAGTTACTGCAACGACTGCAGAAATCAACAAGCTAGACGGCTTCACAGGCTCTGTAGACGACCTAAACTACGCTAAAGACTTACGTGCTACTGGTGTAACAACAACAGAGCTAGATGTCCTAGATGGTATTACAGCTACAACGACTGAATTGAACATTCTAGATGGTGTGACAGCTACCACAGCAGAGCTAAATATCCTTGATGGTGTAACTGCTACAGCTTCTGAATTAAATATTACAGATGGGCTTACAGCCACCACTACAGAACTAAACTACGTAGACGGTGTAACATCAGCTATCCAAACGCAGCTAGACGGCAAAGCTACTACAGCTCAAGGCGCATTAGCTGATAGTGCTGTTCAGCCTAACGACAATGTTACTTTTGGGACTGGTGATTTCACAGGCAGCGTAGACGTCACAGGCACTGTCACAGCAGATGGTTTGACTGTAGAGGGCGATGTAAACCTTACAGAGCCGAGTCCTACCATTATATTTACAGATACTACGGATTCTTCACAGCATTTAGTGCAGTCAATAAACAGCACCTTAAATATACAAGGACAATCATCTGTTAGGCTGTCGACTAATGCCACAAAGCGATTTGATATAGCTAACAACGGAGACGTCTCATTCTACGAAGACACTGGCACGACTGC